GAAGGTAGAGATTTAATCCTTATTTTACAAGCAGTACCATTACCAGGAGGAAGAGGAGAATATACAACCGTATCTTCAGTAATGTATGAGGACCCAGGTAAGTTAACAGAAGATAACGCACAGGGTGTGGAATGGACTTCAAATGAAAAAACTTGGAAAGATGTGTATTCTCAAAAACCGATTGAATATCTAGAAGCTATATCTAAAGGTTTAGACCCAGTTTGGGATAGTGAATTAAAAAAATATACATATGATGACCCAAATGCTAAAATAAGTAGTACAGTTGACATGAGTTCAATGAGTACTATGAAAGACCCACAAGAAAACGAGAAAGTAGACGAAGACTTACCATTTTAAATTTTTAACAAATGGCATTAAAGAAAAGAAGTTTTTCAGAGATAAAGAGTAAATTCTCTAAAAAGGCTAAATTTAAATCAGACAAATTTTTTGACCTAGGAGCAGCATTCCTTGACGCGACAGGAATACCTGGTCCGGCAATGGGTCATTTACAAATGTTTTTAGGGCATTCAGACACTGGTAAAACCACAGCACTTATTAAAACAGCTGTAGACGCACAGAATAAAGGTATATTACCAGTAATAATAATAACTGAACAAAAATGGGGATTTAATTATGCAAAATTATTAGGTTTTGATTGTGAGGAAGTTGTAGATGAATCCACTGGGGAGATAGATTGGGATGGGTTTTTCCTATTTAATAACGATTTTGAATATATAGAACAAATTACAGATTATATAAATTCATTACTAGATGCTCAGGAAAAAGGTGAGTTAGATTATGATTTATTATTTCTATGGGATTCCGTAGGTTCTATACCATGTAAAATGACCTTTGATGGTAAAGGGGGTAAGATGCACAACGCTGCAGTATTTGCGGATAAAATAGGTATGGGAATCAATCAGAGAATAGGAAAATCTAGAAGAGAAGATTCAAAACATACAAATACCCTAGTAGTGGTAAACCAACCGTGGGTTGAGTTACCAGATAATCCTTTTGGACAACCAAAGATTAAAGCTAAAGGTGGAGAAGCTTTATGGTTAAACTCTACATTAGTTTTTAGATTTGGGAACCAAAAAAATGCTGGAACTACAAATATTTCAGCAGTTAAAGAAAAAAGAAAGGTTAAATTCGCAACAAGAACTAAGATAACTATTATGAAAAATCATGTTAATGGTTTAGGTTATGAAGATGGTAAAATTTTAATAACACCGCACGGATTCTTGGCGGGTAAAGAAATAACCGAAGAAAAAAAATCAATAGAAAAATATAAACAAGAATATGCTACCTTTTGGTCGGAACAATTAGGTGTTGGTGGTGAATTCGATACAAAAGAAGAAAAAGAAAATGAGTGAAATAAAATTAGGTAGCAAAGTTAAGGTACATTATGTTGGTAAGTTAAAAGATGGTAAACAATTCGACAGTTCCTTAGAAAGAAAAGAACCACTTGAATTTACTATTGGTGATGAGAGAATGTTAATAGATTTTGAAAATACTGTAAGAACAATGAAAGTAGGAGAAAAGAAATCAGTTGACATACCAAAAAACAGAGCTTACGGTGAGATTAAATCAGAAGCCGAAATAAAAGTACCAAGAACAGATTTCCCAAAAGACTTTAGATATATAATTGACGAAAGAATCCAAGGAAAAACTAAGAACGGAGAAGGAGCTCAAGCAACGATAGTGGAAGTCACTAAAGATGAAGTAACTTTAGATATGAACCATCCTTTAGCTGGTCATGATTTAAATTTTGAAATTGAACTTTTAGAAATAGAAAAATAGTGTTTAACCCTCTAATTAAAATAAATTGACTCAAACTCTTCTCGTTGACGGAAACTCATTATTACAGTTAGGATTTCATGGACTAAAAAACTTCCAAGACAAAAATACAAATCTTGGTGCTGTTTTTTATTTTCTAAATACTATAAAAAAATTAATAACAGAATATAGTTTTAATAAAGTTGTAGTCGCTTGGGATGGCCCAAAAAACTATGAAAGTAGAAGAAAGGTTTATAAAAACTATAAAATTAATCGAACAAATAAAAGATTAAGTGACGAACAAACCGAATCACTACATTCCCAAAAAGTAAGAACACAACAATACCTAGAAGAAATTTTTATAAGACAATGTGAGTTTGAGGGGTATGAAGCTGATGATTGTATAGCTTTTTATTGTTTAAATAACGATAATGAAGAAGTAACAATTCTATCCAACGACAGAGACCTAACCCAACTAGTATCCGACAATGTTAATTTAAAACTTTTAAATAAACCAGATATTATTAAAAAGGGGGATAAAATTAAATTTGAAAAACATTTTATTCCAGTAGAAAACATAAAAGTTATTAAAATTATATGTGGTGATTCTTCTGATGATATAAGTGGTATAAAAGGTGTTGGTATAAAAACAGTTATAAACACAGTACCTGAAATATTAGAAAAAAATATAAATCTTGAATATTTTTTATATATGTGTAGAGACAAGTTCCTTAAAGGGGAAAGTAATTTTAGAGTTACTAATATAGTAAAAGGACTAACTAAAGAAGGTGAGTTAGGAAAAGACTTTTTTAAAAGAAATAAATTTTTGGTAGACCTTAGTCAAACACTACTACCAAAAGAATCTCAAGAAGAGATTAAAGAACTAATAAGTGAAAATATGGACCCAGAAGGGCGTTCTTATAAAAACTTATTAAGAATGATGATGAAAGACGGTTTATTTAATTTTATTGGAAATTCCGATAAATCTTTTTTAAACTTCACACAACCATTTTTAACATTAACAAGAATAGAAAAAAATAAATTTAAAAAAATTTTATAAAATGAAAAAATTTGAAGAAAAAGAAAAATTCGAGTTCGTACTATCAATAAACGACAATATAATATGCCAAAGATTTTTTACAGTAAGAAATCATAACCCCAACACAATTAACTCAATAGAGCTTTATGAAATTGTTCACTATATAAAAGAAATTATAAATAAAAAATTAATTTTAAAAACCATAGATATTATTGATGAATTTTTTAAAGAAGATATGTCAAAATTACAGGAAGAAAGTAATAATTTTACGATAACCATTAAAAAGGGAAACCAAATAATAATGGAAAGAATTTTCTCTGCCGACCTATACCCACCTAAAGTTAGGTTTTCTGTGGATATTAGACCACAAATTTCTTATATTTTAAGAGAGTTAACTGACGTTTTGTCAGATAGAAAACCATATTGTTACTACCTAGATAAACAACTTTAATCACTAATTTTAGTATTTATTTTTAAACACATTATATGACAAAAACAGAAAATTTCGGATACCTAGGATATAACTTCCAATTAAAGATATTGAATTTAATTATTACAGATAAGGCATTTGCACAGTCTATTATAGACAGCATACAATCTAAATATTTTGATAACCAATATTTTAAATTGATTATGCAAATGATGAAAGAATATTATGAAAAATATCAATCCGTCCCTTCTTTTGAAGGTATAGAACAGTTAACACAATTGGAAATTTCATCTGAGATGGCAAAAAAGTATGTTATTGATATGTTAAAAGAGATAAAAGAAGCTTCTTTTGAAGACCATCTTTTTATTAAAGAAAAAACTGTAAAATTTTGTAAACAACAAGAACTTAAAAAAGCTATAAGAAAAGTAGAAAATATATTAGAAAAGGGAGAATTTGAAAGTTATGATAAGTGTGAGGAGTATATTAGAGAGGCTATAACTATAGGTGATGGCGAGAATGGAAATCTAGAAGTATTTCATAATTTAGAAGATGTTTTAAAAGAGGATTATAGACACCCAATCCCTACTGGGATAGACGGCATCGACAATTTATTGAATGGTGGACTTGCAAAAGGAGAGTTAGGGGTTATACTTGCACCAACAGGTGTGGGTAAGACTACAATATTAACAAGATTCGCTAATACAGCTTTTAATATGGGATATAATGTACTACAAATATTTTTTGAGGATAATCCAAAAATAATACAAAGAAAACACTTCACTTGTTGGACTGGAATAGCACCACAAGAATTAAGTGATAATAAAGAAAAAGTCCTCCACAAGGCGGATGAGATGAAAAAAAATGGTGGTAGATTAATATTAAAAAAATTAGCATCTGACGAATTTACCATCGCACAGATTAAAAACCAGGTTAGAAAAATAATGTCAGAAGGTATAAATTTA